CAAATGCTGATGGTACTGCAGCACACGCAGAAGGAGGATATTCAGATGCAATAGGAGATTATGCACATTCTGAAGGATATTTAACTTCTGTGTTGGGATTTTATGCTCACGCAGAAGGAAACAATACAGATGCAGATGGTACGGGCGCACACGCAGAAGGATATGCAACATACGCGTCAGGTGCGTTTTCACACACTGAAGGTCAATTCACAGAAGCTTTAGGACGAAATTCACACGCAGAAGGAAGTAGTTCCATAGCTTTAGGCATTGCGTCTCACGCAGAAGGATTTTATACAATAGCTTCAGGTTCATATCAACATGTTTCGGGTAAATTTAATAAACATGGCGATACTACTTCTTTATTTATTGTGGGTAATGGTACGAGCAACGCTAATAGATCGGACGCGTTCTTGGTACGAGAATCAGGATCAATTGTAATGCCAACAACTCAATCTGCAGCTCCTGCATGGACTGGTCGCGACGGTGAAATTGTTCCTGCTACGATAGGAGGAGTACATCGTCTTTATATGTATATGGCCGGAGCTTGGCGCTCTGCCTCTTTTGCTTAAAATCTACATACACTATGATAAAAAATGTAATAGCTCTCTATCCAGGACGTTTTCAGCCGTTCGGAAAACATCACGCAGCTGCGTTTAAATGGCTACAGCAAAAATTCGGATCAGCAAACGCATACATTGTAACTTCAGACAAAGTCGAGCCCCCAAAATCTCCATTTTCATTTCAAGATAAACGAGATATTATAAGTCACTATGGATATGACGATCGGCTAGTACAGGTGAAAAATCCATATAAAGCGGAGGAAATATTGGCTAAGCTCAACCCCGCTGATACAGCAGTTGTATTCATGGTAGGAGCGAAAGATATGAAAGACGATCCGAGATTTACAATGAAACCGAAAAAAGACGGATCTCCGTCATATTTTCAATCGTTTGAAACGAATAAAACCAATTTGCAAGGATTTGATAAACATGGTTATTTAATTGTAGCTCCTCATCAGTCAGTGACTATTCCCGGATTTGGTGAAATGTCAGGAACGTCAATGCGAAATGCGCTAGCATCGGCTAAATCTAATACAGAAAAAATAAATTTATTTAAATCTATATTTGGTTGGTATGACGCGAAAATTGCAGATATGATTTTTAAAAAGCTGCAAGTTTCAGAGACAAAACTTTTTAGTAAAAACTGGTGGTCTGAATCTTTAGAATTAACTGAAGATCCATGTTGGGACGGATATAAACAAGTTGGAATGAAGAAAAAAGGTAAAAAGCAAGTTCCAAATTGCGTTCCTACCAATGAAGGTTATATGTCTGCTAAAGTGCAGGCAAAGCACGATGCTAAAATTGAAAAATTGAAAAAATATCTTCGCTCTCATATAGGACGAGAATTTGTATATAATTTCAATGAATTTCCAAAAACAGTATTTGGAGTATCTCGAGAAGATTTACAAGAGCAGTTGCTAAAAGAAGGGGGAGCCGGGGGACACATGCATCACCCATTTGACATTGAATGGGTTAAATCAGGAAAAGATTTACTGCAAGTATTTCAAAAATCAATCGAATATTTGAAAAAAGGTCCGGCTTCTGTTAAAATTGATGGAGTTAACGCTTCTATACGATTAATTACACTTGACGGAAAAAAGACTTTTGTAATGGATCGAGGTTCAAATAAACCATTAGACGTAAAAGGAATTACCAAATCAGAATTAACTGATCGATTCGGGGAAGGGCATGGAATGATAAAAATTGGAGGAACTGTATTAGATATTTTCAATGACGCAATTCCTGCAATTACTTCAGAATTGAAAAAATTAAAATTATGGGACAACCCTAACATCATGTTCAACATCGAGTATGTAGCTGGGTCAACCAATGTGCTTTCATACAATAAAAATTTCCTAGCTATACATGGATTGATTGAAATAGAGCAAGTAACTCCTACTAGAAGAGCAACTAAAGAAATTTCATATAACGAGTCTGCATTGCAAGATCTTTTAAATAAACTTCAACCAACAGCATCGAAATATGGATATCAAGTTTTAGGATCTGTTCCTACCGAGCTCGACGGAACTCCGAATTTACTCGCTGCGTTAGGAAAATTATACACCATTGACTTTGGAGATCGAAAAGAAACAAAAAAGCTTTCTCAATGGCTTTCTTCAGTAACAATTCCAAAAGACGAAAAAATAAAAACTGCAGACGGTAAAGTAATTTCTGCATTGTCCAAAGAAGTTTTATTGAAACTTTCTGAAGAAACTCCTTTGACGGAATTTTTATCTGATCCGAAATACTATCAAGACGCAATAAATGGATACATTACGTATTTAGCTACTATGAAATTAGGAGACGCGATTTTAGAAAAATTATCTTCTCCGCTAGGTCCTGTTTCCGAGCATGAAGGAATTGTTATAAGAGACCCGGACATTTCAATGCAACCGTTTAAACTTACTGGAAAATTTATTTTAGGAGGATTGGCCAGCTCTTTTAAAAAGTAAAATATTTATATTAAATAAAAAAGTTATGGGAAACGAAAAAGCAGTAAGTAAATTACGTAATATAGACGCTATCCGAAAAATGTTGGATGGCACTCATAAAAGTCAAACAAAAAAGACTTTTGGATTTAATGAAGAAGTAAGTTATGTTGAGAGAAAAGTTGGAGATGTTTGGACTGACTCCAATGGTGTTGAGTGGGAGCAGCGTGATGGATTTAAAATTAAAAAAGGAAAACTTGATTCTATTCGAGTTGAATTGCAAATGCCGGAATGTTGTCCGGAATGTAACAATCCAATGACAAAACGATTAGATAGAAAGTTTTGGGAATTGGAAAAGCGTTGTTTGGATTGTCAAGTTTCTTTCGAGCATAATCTTCGTATTGAAGGAAAATTCAAAGAGTATGAGCGAAATAAAATTTTAAAAAATGCTGAAGCATGGCTTGCCCAAGCCGAGCAAGAAGCAAAAGACATTGCAGCGGCATTTCGAAATCCATTAACATTTACCAATGTAGATGGTACTGTTGAAGAGTGGTTTGGTGGAATGACCGGAGACGAGATAGCTGAAAAAATAGAAAACGAATTTGAATTGTTTAAAGAAAATTTCATAAACAAGTTAAAAGCGTAAATGACTTATTTAACATAAAAAAATGATAAAATTAAAAACATTACTTAAAGAAGCTGAAGAAAAAAAGACACTGACTGATTTAGAATCTACAGAAGAAGCAGTATTAAAATTTTTCGAGTCTAATAAAAAAAAGCTAGAAAATCTTGCTGATGAAGAAGATTGGGACGAGTTTTACGATTTAGCTTTTGAAAAATTTCCAGAAGCAGATCAAGATGATGTAGCGCAAGCAATGAACAAAGCTGCTATGAGAGCAGGTTGGTTTGAAAATGAAATTGAAGATTATCGTCAGACTGAAAAAGAGCTTGAAGATATGGCTTTCGGTACTAAACAGCAGCAAAAAGGAATTGATATGGGCGACTACGATAAAAAAATGAAAACTCCTAAAGCATCGCCGACAGAATTAAAGCCAGAAGAGCTTAAAAAGCTAAAGACAGAATCTTTTAAAAAAAAAGAAGTTTTAGAAGAAGCTGAATATCGCGGCAGAAAAGTAAAACTAGGAAAACCTTTTTACACACCTGGCGGGCCAAGAAAACGTGCTGTATACGTGAGAAATGACAAAGGCAATGTAGTTAAAGTAGGATTTGGAGAGCCTGGAATGAAAATTAAAAAGAACAATCCAGCGAGAAGAAAGTCATTTCGCGCAAGACATAAATGTGACACAAACCCAGGTCCTCGTTGGAAGGCGCGTTACTGGTCATGTCGCTATTGGTGATAAATTAATAAACAAAAAATACAAAAATGAAATCAAATTTAATTACAGAAGCAGCTCGATTTCAAAAATTAGCAGGTATAAAAGTCGTAACTGAAGACGCAGCATCTGATTTAGAAAAGGCTATGAATAAAGATTTAGCAGGAGCTGTAGCTGATTTAAAAACATTGGCTAAAAATTCTGATTTTAAAGATTTAGCTAATAAAGGAGTTGAAGATGGTAACCCAGATGATGAAAAGGTACCGTTCTCAACAACCAACATAGCAAACACTAAGATGTATCCAACTCAAGCAGAGATTGGTTTTGGAAACAGTTTAGACGATATCGTAAACGACAAGTACGGAGCGATCGAATCAGCATTTACATCTCTAGTTAAGATGCCATCACCGGATGGCAAGGTCCCGGTATTATGTGCAGAAATTGGTGGCAAAATAGCTATATTAGATGGTCATCATAGATGGTCTTTATGCTTTATGATAAACCCAGGAGCAGAAATGGCTTGTGATATTATGAAGGCACCGGCTGGGATGGACGCAGAAGAGGCTCTTAAAGCTATGCAGTTGGGTATAGCAGCAAAAGCTGGAAACGTAGTAACTAAACCATTTGAAGGAAAAGATTTGATGGCAACGTCGACAGAAGAGGTTAAGAAGTATATTTTAGATAATATTGGTGAGAAGGAGATTGCAACTTTTGCAAAGCATAAAAGTGAATTAAACACTAAAGAAGCTATAGCTGATCATATTGCTAATGCTCATAAACTCATCTTAAAGATGAAAGGTGCATATCCACGCACAATCATGCCACAAGCTGGGAAATCAGGAACATCTCAAGATGATGTAAACCAAGCTTTCTCATCAGGAGAGGTAAACTTTAAAGAACCATTTACAGAATCAAAACAATATCAAAATTTTAATACCCAGCTTTTCGAAGCCGTACTAAAAAAATCAATATCTGAATTTAGTAAAACTATTAAACGTAAAAAATGATTAAATTAGCAACTTTATTAAAAGAAGTCGAAGAAGGTCAGAAATGTCCTATCGCGACGCAAAACATCGACGTTAATTTAAAACATAGACAAATTGCTATTGATCGTTACGGTTATGGGCCGTTGAATCCTAACAATCCAAACATTAAATTTTGGAAAGCAAAAGCTGAAGCGTGGAAATTGGATTCAATTGAAGAAGCGAAAGACGCGAGATGTAATAGCTGCGCTGCGTTTAACATTACAACTAAAATTTTAAATTGTATAGAAACTGGATTAGCAGCTGGAGAAAAAGAAGTAGCTATACAATCTACAGAACCTGAAACTTCTGTGGCACCGCAAAACGAAGGAGAAGAAGCTGCAGTGGCAACTCAACCAGAACCAGCTACAGAGCCGGAAACAGACGATACTCAAGGAGCTGCACAAGACGCTTGGGATACTATCGAGGCTGGCAAATTAGGATACTGCACCATGCACAAATTCAAATGCGCCGGCTCTAGAACTTGCAATGCATGGATATCAGGAGGACCTGTAAAAGATAAATAATAATTCATTAAACAAATAAAGTTATGCCTTTGGTATCACCATTACTTGCTGCACAAATTTTAGCGGCATTTCAAAAACAGTCAGCTGCTGCTGCGACAGATGGATATTCAGTTGCTCAAGCACAGTTGCAATTAGCTCAAGATTTAGCAACTGCTATTGACAGTTACATTAGATCAGCTACTGTCATCGTACCACCAGGTCAAGCCGTCGCAACAGCTGGTACGCCTTTAGCACAAACAGGAGCTACAGTAGCTCCTTCACTTCCGGCAATAATTACATAAATTTACTACCGACTATATTTATATAAAAGGTAGTAACATGGCTGAGCCGAAATCGCTGAAAGAAATCATACGAGAAGAGTATAGAAAATGCGCCACTGATCCGGTGCATTTTATGCGAAAATACTGTCAAATTCAACATCCACAAAAAGGAAAAATTCCATTTCATTTATATCCATTTCAAGAAAGAACATTGCGAGATTTGCGAGATCATGATTATAATATAATTTTGAAATCTCGGCAATTAGGAATTTCTACATTGACAGCAGGATATGCATTATGGTTAATGACGTTTTTTGGCGACAAAAATATTTTAGTTATTGCTACAAAACAAGAAGTAGCGAAAAATCTCGTTCTCAAAGTAAAAGTAATGTATGAAAATCTTCCGTCTTGGTTGAAACTACCAGCTACGGAAGATAATAAATTATCGCTACGTCTTAATAACGGATCACAGATAAAAGCAACTTCAGCAGCAGGTGATTCCGGTCGTTCAGAAGCACTTTCTTTATTAATAGTAGATGAGTGTTGTGAATATAATACGAATATAACAATACGTAATAAGCATACAGGAGTTATCGAAGAAATTTCAATTGGAGATTTTTATAATCGTCTAGAAAATACGTATTAGCCATATTTATTTAAAACAAAGACTTTATATGGATATATCTATTTTATATAATAAGTGCGGTGACTTATGCGCTGGGCTTGAAAATATATCGTTTTATCAAAAACGTAATTTAATTACTTTATATAATGATATACACGAAACTACGTCGTTTTTAAATAATTACAATGTTTCGATGAAAGAACGTATATTTTATATAAAAAATAATCTTTTAAATTTACAGCAATGTATTTATTGTAATATCAATAAACTCACATACCATACAAACACAAAATCGCTGTCAGTTACATGTGGAAACGACGATTGCATCAAAAAATCAAAACTTAGATATCGAGATACAAGTCATTTATATGTATATAAAACATGTAATTGCGGCAGTCAATATAAAGTTTCAAAAAAATCTGGCTTAAGCAAACAATATTGTTCTAGAAAATGTTACGTTAAATTTAAGCAATATACTCATAGCGTATATACAATCGAAAAAATACGAATATCAAATAAAAAAACACATAATGATCCTAAGTGGCGCGAGTCGAAAAAAGATATTTACGACCAATCACATAAAAAAATTTCTGCTACTATGAAAAAAAAGATTTCAGAAGGATCATTTACCCCGTGTATTACAAATTCATGGACAAAATGGTCAGCGTATGTAAATATTAATAATCAATGCAGAAAATTTCGAAGCTTTTGGGAGGCATCATTTTTTGTATTAAATACAAATTTAGAATTTGAAAAAATACGTATACCATATACATATAATAATCAAATTCATAGTTATATTGTCGATTTTGTTGATATGACTAATAAAATACTATACGAAATAAAACCAAATTCTACAAAAACAAATGAACTAAATCAAATTAAATTTTCTGCAGCTCATGATTGGGCAAAAATTAATGGATATTCGTTTAAAATTATATCAGACGATTGGTTTAAACAAAATGCAAAGACTATTGATTATACGAATCATCCGCAATTATATAGTTCAATGAAACAATTTTTATGAAAAATATAGTAAAAAATACAGACTATGAAATTTTAACACCTTCAGGATTTTCTGATTTTGACGGAGTCACAAAAACCGAATCTGAAGTTATTTTTCAGTTAACGTTTAATGATAATTCATATTTACAATGTACGGAAAATCATTTACTAAAACTAGAAACTGACGTATTTTTAGAAGCATGTCATATACAAATTGGCGATATATTATCAAACGGTAAAATCGTTTCAGATATAACATATAAAACTGGCGGTTTTTTAGTTTTTGATCCAATTAATGTACATATGAACAATGAATATTACAGTAATGATATTGTCAGCCATAATTGTGCATTTATTTCTAACGTTGAAGAAATTTGGATATCAGCTCAACAAACGTTAGCAACGGGCGGCGGAGCTATTATTTTATCAACTCCAAACGGTACCGGTAACTTTTTTCATCAAACATGGGTTGAAGCGGAAACCAATCCGAAAAGTAAATTTAATCCAATCAAGTTACATTGGTCAGTACATCCGGATCGAAATCAAAGTTGGAGAACTCTTCAAGATGAACTTTTAGGCACGAAAGGCGCAGCTCAGGAATGTGATTGCGATTTTGTAGCTTCTGGACATACCGTTATTGACGGTCCATTAATTCAATGGTTTCAACAAACTACAGTGCAAGACCCGGTTGAAATGCGTGGAGTCGATCAAGCTTTATGGATTTGGGAACATGTAGATTTTACGAAAAATTACATTGTCGTGGCAGACGTTGCGCGTGGTGATGGAGGAGATAACTCTGCATTTCATGTAATTGAAATTGAGTCGGTTACGCAAGTTGCTGAATTCAAAGCACAACTTCCAACAAAAGAGTATGGAAATTTACTGGTGAATATTGCTACTGAATATAATGATGCATTGTTAGTAATTGAAAATGCTAATATTGGATGGGCTGTAATACAAGTAGCTTTGGACAGAGGATATAAAAATTTATACTATTCACCAAAAGATTCTTCAGTAGCTGACGTGTCGCAACAGTTAGCTCGATATATTGATTTAAAAGACACAGCTCAAATGACTCCAGGATTTACTACATCATCACGCACTCGACCTCTTTTAATTTCTAAATTAGATATGTATACGAAAGAGCGAGCTGTTGTTATTAGAAGTAAGCGATTAATTGAAGAATTGTTTGTATTTATTTGGAACGGTTCAAAAGCTGAAGCGCAGCATGGTTACAATGACGATTTAGTACTTTCATTTTCCATAGGGCTATGGATACGAGATACAGCCCTTAAACTTCGTCAGCAAGGTTTGGATATGCACAGAAAAACTTTGGATTATTATGGAAAAGGATATCAAGGAGCTTACGGCAGTATTGCGTCTTCAAGAAAAGATGCTGGTTGGACAATGCCTACCGGGCCTACCGGGCAAGATATGGACTTGACTTGGCTGTTGTAAAAAATTCTTGTATATTGTATTTTTTAATATTTATTTTAAATAAATCGATTCATGGCAGATAAAAGTCTTTACGGTCGTTTAAAGCGTCTATTCAATAATAATGTAATCGTTCGTCGAGTTGGAAAATCAGCTTTACGAGTGATTGACAATGATCATTTACAATCGTTAGGAAATGCACATAATTCAAAGTTTGTAGATCGCTTCACTCGTTTACATGGAGTGCGACCTCACTCAATGAACACGTACAATCCAAACTACAATTACTTTTCTTCAAAAACAGAATTGTATACTGATTATGAAGTTATGGATCAAGATTCTATCATAGCATCGGCATTAGACATTTATGCAGACGAAACTGTAATGAAAGATGATTTCGGAGACGTGCTGCGCATTACTAGCGACAATGAAAATATTAAAAAGATTTTACATAATTTATTTTATGATGTTTTAAATATTGAATTTAATTTATGGCCATGGGTTCGTAATATGTGTAAATACGGAGACTTGTATTTACGCTTAGATGTTCATGATGAAATAGGAATTGTAAATGTCGTGCCAATGTCTGCATATGAAATTATTCGTGAAGAAGGAGTTGCATTGGACAATCCATATCACGTGCAATTCAAACAATTAGGAGGCGGAAACATCATATATGAAAATTTTGAAATCGCACATTTTCGATTGCTAAACGATTCAAATTTTCTTCCATACGGTAAATCAATGATCGAACCAGCTCGTAAAGTTTGGAAACAGTTAACGTTGATGGAAGATGCGATGTTAATTCATCGTATAATGAGAGCACCAGAAAAGCGAATTTTTAAAATTGACGTTGGTAATATTCCTCCAAATGAAATTGATAACTACATGCAACGTATTATCAATCAAATGAGAAAAACTCCGTATGTCGATCCTCAGACCGGCGATTACAATTTGAAATTCAATATGCAAAACATGTTGGAAGATTATTTCCTTCCTGTGCGTGGAGGGCAATCTGGAACTGAAATTGACACTTTAAGTGGAATGGAATTTACCGGTATTGATGACTTAGAGTATCTACGAAATAAAATGATGGCTGCGCTGAAAGTGCCTAAAGCTTTTTTAGGTTACGAAGAAGGATTGTGTATAGCTCCGGATACGTTAATACCTTTGATGTCAGGAGAAGAAAAAACAGTTTTACAATTAATAGAAGATTATGAAAATGGCATAAAAAATTACGTCTATTCAATTGATGAAGAGTCAAAATTAATTGTACCCGGCGAAATAGAATGGGCTGGATTTACTCGTATGAATGCAAAAATAGTACGCGTTCATTTAGATAACGGAAAATATATAGACTGCACACCTGATCATAACTTTTTAACAAGAGATGGTGAATGGATAGAAGCACAAAATTTAGTTGCCGATCAATCATTAATGCCGTTATATACTAGGTTATCAACAAATAAAAATATATCCGGATATACTGAAGTATATCATCCTGGGACGGGGAAATGGGAAATGGTACATAGATTGGTATCTAATTATTATGATAAATTTGATATTGATAGATATAGTTTTGTAGACGTTCATATGCCATTAGCTAAAGTTAACAAAGGTTTTATAAATAATTTTAAAGGAGAGTATGCTAATCATAAAGTAGTTAATGTAGAATTTTTATCAGAACAAATTGACACGTGTGATTTAACAATAACTAAATATCATAATTTTGCGACATCAGCGGGGGTGATAATTCACAATTCAGGAAAAGCGACACTCGCAGCTGAAGACGTTCGTTTTGCTCGCACTATAGAACGAATTCAAAGAATTGTAATTTCTGAGCTTCATAAAATAGCTATTGTGCATTTATTTTCGCAAGGATTTAAAGACGCTGAACTCATAGATTTTGAATTGACTATGACATCGCCGTCGACTATTTACGAGCAAGAAAAATTAACTTTATACAATACCAAAGTTGATTTGGCTAAATCTATGGTAGAAGGAAAAATAATGTCCAAAGAATGGATTTATAAAAATATATTTAACTTTACAGATTCAGACGCTACTGCTATTGAATTAGGTCTAATAGAAGATGCAAAAGAATCTTTTAGATTGACAAAAATCAATGACGAAGGTGAAGATCCAGCAGCGAAAGAAGAAAAGCCTAAAGAAGAAGGCGGAGAGGGAGATGAGACAGAAGAAAAAGGAGAAGAAAAAGATAAAGAAGAAAAAGAAGGCGGTAATCCATTTGAAAGTGTAAATAAAACTTTAATGAAAAAGTACGATTCAGAGGCAAAATCTAAGCGAACTCCTGAAGGAGGATGGCCTGGAGCTGGTCGACCGAAGGAAGGTGTGAAATACAATACACACGAACATCCCCGAGGTTACGATCCAATTGGCCGAGTTGCGTGGAAAAATGCACGAAATGAATCAGTATCCGACGTAATTAACAAATACGGATTGCAAAAATTTACTAAAAAATCTAAGAAAATTATTTCTGAAAATTCTTCATTGTTAGATGAGTCGAACCTTATTGAAGATTAATATTAAAAGATAACAAGCATCATATTTATTTATAAAAATAATACAGAGTAGATGAAACCATTGAAGCACTCAAAATTTAAAAATACCGGAGTTCTTTTTGAACTTTTGGTACGTCAGGTTGCTTCCGACACTTTGAACAATGTAGACTCAAAGTCAATTCCGATTTTAAAGAAATACTTTTCAAAATCTACGGAATTGGCAAAAGAGCTTGAATTGTATCAAACGTTGGTGAAAGAAAGATTTGCAAATGAAGAAAAGGCAAAAGCTTTAATTGAAGCAGTTTTATCTGCGCGAGTTAAGCTCAATCAAACTGCACTTAACAGACAAAAGTATAATTTGATTAAAGAAATTAAATCAACTTACGTTTTAGAAGATTTTTTCAAATCAAAAATCAACAACTATAAAGTTTTAGCGTCTGCATTTAAACTATTTGAATTTTCTGTTGCTGATAATCCAACTGAAATTGTAACTAACAAATACACTTTGATAGAGCATATTACTTCTAAACAATCGCAAAAAACTAAATTGCCTGTGACTGAAGTATCAGCATTTACTGAACAAAACAAAGACGTTCGATTACTTGCATATAAAATTTTAGTCGACAAATTCAATGCAAAATATTCTGCATTAAATGAGTCACAAAAAAATCTATTAAGACAGTACATTAACAACGTGTCTGACAGCAGTGAATTGCGAGATTTCTTAACTCTTGAATCCGTGCATGTACGTAAAGCGCTTCGAAGCTTAACTGCTAAAGTTTCAGATAAAGTCACTAAAATTAAATTAACTGAAGTAGCTAATTTATTAAAGCAAATAGAATCTACGAAATCAGTTAAAGACTCGCACGTTTTAAATTTGTTGCGTTATCATGAATTAATTAAAGAATTAAATAAAATTTAATATGGCAGCAAATCCAAATCCAGGACCTTACTCATATACACCAGTACCGTATTTTAAAAATGTTGGGATTTATTCAAAAGTTGTTTTAGCTTCAGCAACATTTTACGCTACTGGTTCAAATGCAAATCCATCAGCATTTTACGTGTCAGGATCAACAACTGGCGTGTCTGTTACACTGACTAATGGAGGTCAATTAACTCTTCCTGCAGCTAGTGCTACAGCTCCTGTGCAAATTCATGAAATGGCTGTATACAGTGTTGATGCCGGCACAGTATATCTTCTTTATAAACTGTAATATGACTTACATTTCAACTATAAAAAAACGATTTATAACAGAAGCTACTCAAGGCTTTGAAGACAATACAGAGTTAACTGACTATCCTGAAGATGTAAATTTTCCTGTGGAAGATGCTGCAAATGAAGATGACGAGTTAGACGAAATATCGACTACTGTCGGAGTTCCTGGATATCAAACTCCATACGCTTTTGGCGGATTGTCTGACGATGATATAGAAATGCTCGGTTATAAAAAAGTGAAAAAAGTTCGCCAAGAGTCGAAAAACGAATCACAATTTGTAAAAATGTCCAAGCAGCTTCATTTAAATGAAATAGCTTATAATACATATAAAAAAGACCCAGTAGCAACTCCGAAACAAAAAATCAATCACTCTATAAATTTTATAAATAAAGGGTTGCGTGAAATTGAAAAAGTCGTAAACCATAACGTGCGATTAAAGCAGGAAATGGGAATTGACAACAATGTATATTGGAAATCGTCTCGTGAAAATCTTGCTAAAATTAGTGAGCGTTTATTGAGAGTTTCAAAACAATTAAAAGAATTAGCATCGTAATATGGAAACGAAAAAATTACTAGTAGATTACATAACATTCGACGTTTCTCCGGAAATGATTTCCGAGTCTATGGAGAAAAACAACGGACGATTGTTAGTTAAAGGAGTACTGCAACGCGCTGAAGCAAAAAATCAAAACGGACGAGTATATCCGAGAGAAGTATTAATGCGTGAAGCGAAAAAGTATTCTGAAATAAACATCAAAGAGCGTCGCGCGTTAGGAGAATTAGATCATCCTGATTCGCAAGTCGTTAACTTAAACAATGTATCTCATAACATTGTTGAAATGCATTGGAGCAATAACGATTTAATTGGTACTGTCGAAGTGCTGTCAACTCCATCAGGAAATATTTTAAAAGAACTTTTTCGGTGTGGAATTAAATTAGGTATTTCATCTCGTGGATTAGGCTCTGTGCGTCAATTAGGAGAAGGGTCTCTTGAAGTGCAAGATGACTTTGAACTAATAGCGTTTGACTTTGTATCCAATCCGTCAACTCATGGTGCTTTTTTAAGTCCAATACATGAGTCGATCAATAAAGGAAACGTCAACGTACATGGAAAATACACTAACGTAAATAGAATAATAACTGACATATTATCTGATTTTAAATAATTTACTACAATGAATTTAGAAGAAAGATTTTTAAACAGTTCTGACAATATCAGAACAAGACCATATTCCGGAATAACTCAATTCAGCATTGATAGATCAAGACTGAATATTGATGTCATTCCTCAACGCTATTCAATGGCAGGTCGTCTGGCATCGGCCGGAGACACTTCTCGATTAAATTTAGATGTAACACCTCAACGATATCGACCATAATGAAACAACCGCTATCACTTAAGAAAATAATTGAATCTGAAATTCAAGCTGCGCTGAACGAAGCTATAACTGAACCTTCAGAGCAAATTTTAAAAATGATTCAAAATGAACTCAAAGCTCAAACAGGAATCAACGCGCCTTTAACAAAAGCACGTCAACGTAAAAGCAGTCCAAACACAATTTACTATGTTTCAGATTTAGTAAAAGAGATTCGCACTCCGGTAATGAATTCTTTATTTCGCACTTTAGAATTAAATGTAATGTGCGAAGAAATTCCTAATCGAATTGGCGGATATGCGTTTGTCATTTCAATTGACTACACTCATCCACAAGGAGGGTCGAATGGAATTGACTTAGGTACAATTTTTTACGTTAACGGAAAAATATCATCTAGATTTCGCTAACAATGCCATATACAGTAAAAAAACAAGATGATAAGTATGCAGTGTATAAAAAAGACACTGGCAAATTAGTAGGTAAAACAAAAGGAACGAAAGAAGCGTTGCGTCGTTATTTAGCAGCACTTCATATTCACGCAAATGAATCTTTAAACCAAGAACAAATGAAACAAAATCCAATTAAACTTTCTTCTTTGATTTCTTTAAAAGAAGGTGAAGAAATCGCTAAAATGACAAATGAAGAAAAGAAAGCTTTTTTAGAAGCCGTATATCAATTTGCAGAACATGCCAATGGAATTTATCGGAAGCATTCTTTAAAAGAAACGTCGAAATATTTAGGAGAGCTTATTGAAGCTGCAAATCATTTAACGCTGTCGGAAACGCAAGATTGGTTTGATACTCAAACTGTCAACCGACACATGAAGCATTTAAGTGAAGCTCATAAAATATTCGAAAAAACAGCTCAAGAAATTGAAGGACTGCAACAACGTTTAGAGTCTGCATATGAAGATATTGGATCGACTTTGAATAAGTATTATGATGTTGGTGGTATGGTAACTGAAGCTCAAGGAGAAGAGTATCAAAAGTTTTTTCAAAAAGCAATGAAGAAATTTAAAATTGAAGAGCCCTCTGATTTAGAAACCCCAAAAGCAAAGAAAAGATTTTTCAATTGGGTAGATAAAAATTACGTAGCTAAATCAGAGACTGGTAAGGAAAAAGGAGAGAAAGAGCCTACTAAAGAAAAGAAATAAAGATGAAATTAGCTCCTATTGCGCATAATATTGTTCTTCAATCGTTAGTAAAAACGTTAGCAGAGTCTGCTACAGGCACGGCTTCGACAGTGCAAAAACAATTATTTTCGTTAGGAACTGAACTTAAAAAAGACGGAGAGAACATTACCGATGATGAGGTTCAAGCGGCTATGTTGTCTGCATTGATTGATGCCGATGGTAATATTGACATTGTCAATGTATCTGATATAGAATCTGTAAAGACTGAAATTAAAGAGGCTAGATCATATATTATATCAGAGTCTGGAATTCTTCATTCTATAGAAGCTATAGGAACTGTATTAGGAAATTCTGCATTAATACATGCACTAGCTGAAGGGCTAGACAAAATTGGATTTAATATTGACGAGAAAAATTTAAAAACTAAATTAAATAAAGCAGTAACTCGAATTAAATCAGTAACTGGATTTCCTGCAAAAGTAATGGAAAAAGCTTTTGAATGGATAGCAAAAAAATTAGGATCTGGAATGCTCGGTCAAAAAATTGCAGGAATTTCTGGGACGATTTTAGTAACAGTTTGTCTACTTGCACTAGCAATTTATTTGTTTCCGTCAATTTCTTCAGGAATTTTAATGATATTTGCTATTTCTGGAATGATGGGCAAAACAGCTGAAATTGTTACGTTGATTAAAAAATTAATAGGTCATATTACTGAATATCTAGAACAAAATCCAGAATTTAGTAAAAAGCTGTCATCGACAATGTCTACAACCTCTAATAGATCTTAATAATGATTTTACCATTTGGGCATGTTTTTCTACACATGCCCATATTTATATTCGTAATGCACAATGTCTTGTTCATTTTTATACAAGACGCTATAATTTTTTATTCTATTAAGATTTTCAATAATCTTATTTCCAATTAATTTTTTAATAAAAGGATGAAAGACCTATTAAAAGAAGCAATTGCCGATGCAAAGGCAGTTCGCGAAACCGCTTTAGCAAATGCTAAATTGGCTTTAGAGGAAGCTTTTACTCCAAGACTTCAATCCATGATTTCTGCGAAATTGGCTGAAGAAATGTCTGACGAAGATATTGACGAAGCTGATGAAATGGAAATGGAAGAAGGCGAAGAGATAGCTGATACAGAGCATGAAGCGCCTGCAGAGCACGAAACCGAAGAAGCTCATGAAGAAGAAGCTTCGGAAGAAGATGATGATCTAGATTTAGATGAAATCATCAAAGAATTAGAAATGGACGAAGAATTGGATTCTTCAGAAATTGGCGACGGTGACAATGAAGTGGCAGAATTAGAAGCTGACACTGAATTCGACGACGAGCTTTTTGCTGAAGGTGAAGATGAAGAGTCTATGGATGAGGACGAAGAAGTCGATTTAGATGAAATCGTTCGTAGCTTGCGTGAAGAAGACGAAGAGGCTTCAGAAGAAGAGCCTGTAGCAGAAGGAGAAGGACATGAAGAAGAGCTTGAAGAAGCTTACAATGTAATTCGCTTTTTGAAAGGCAAAATCAATGAAGTAAATTTGCTAAATGCAAAACTTCTTTACTCTAATAAATTGTTCCGTAACTTTACATTGAATGAATCTCAGAAAATGAAAGTTATTGAAAATTTTGACAGAGCGTACAATTTGCGTGAAGTGAAATTAGTGTACTCAACTTTAGCGGAGTCATTTAAAATGCCGACGACTAAAAAAGTAGTTAAAGAATCTTTTGCTTCAAAACCGGTAGCATCTACCAAACCTGCGAAGCAAGTACTTTCTGAAGGCACTGAGTTAGCTAATCGTTTCAAAAAACTAGCAGGTTTAAAATAATTTTTTAACAATCAATTTAATTTAAAACAAAAATGTCACTTAACAACATTCTTAATGAAAGTACATCAGTGCTTCGTAAGCAAATGGAAGACACCAAAGGACTTGTTTCCAAATGGAAAAAAACCGGTTTGCTTGAAGGTTTAGCATCTGAGTATGAACAGCATGGTATGGCTATCATGCTTGAAAACCAAGCAAAACAATTAGTAACTGAAGCTAACTCTACCGGAACTGCTGGTAACGCAGAACAATGGTCTGGAGTTGCTCTTCCATTGGTTCGTCGTGTATTCGCTGAAATCGCTGCAAAAGATTTCGTAAGCGTGCAACCAATGAACCTTCCTTCAGGTCTTGTATTTTACATGGATTTCAAATATGTAACTGCTCAACCTGGATTTACTGCTGGTGCTAATGCATCTGAAGATCCTACCGTAGGCGCATATCAAAACAATTCTGTATTTGGTATTACTAACACTACTGCCGATGCTTCTCAAGGTCTTTATGGATCCGGTCGTTTTGGTTATTCTATTAATGAATCCAGCGCTACAATTCGCGTGTCTGGTTCATTTACTCCAGCCGCTGGTACTGGATCTATCGCGTCTGTAGTACCTGCCGCAACTACCGATGATGATGAATTTGACTACGATTCTAAATTTATCGCAGCTAATTCTGGCTCAGCCGCTTTCAAAAAAATTACCGTAACTTTAGGATCATTGGCTACTCCAGATCTAGAAGGAGTTCGTGCTTTTGCAATATCCGGATCTGGTATTTCTGCATTTTTCCCTCAATTTACTAAAAATGTTAATGATTCAACATTATCATTTATTGTATCTGGTTCGATAGCAACTACCGATCATCAAAACATTACCATAACCTATCAAAAACAACCAGCTGCGAATTCGCGCGGTGATTTTGAAGATACTACAGGTGCTGATATCGGAATTCCTGAAATCAATGTTGAACTTCGCTCATTGCCGATAGTTGCTAAAACTCGTAAATTGAAAGCAGTATGGAGCCCAGAGTTCGCGCAAGATTTGAATGCATATCACTCAATTGACGCTGAAGCTGAATTGACTTCAATGCTTTCTGAATACATTTCTCAAGAAATCGATCTTGAAATCTTGGATATGTTGATTCAAAATGCAGTGACAACTGAAGTATGGTCTGCTCGTCTAGGATATGAGTATAATGCAGCTACTGATGTAGTCGAAGCTCCTAGTGGCACCACCGTTGCATATTATAACCAAGGAACTTGGTTCCAAACTCTAGGAACTAAAATTCAAAAAGTTTCTAATAAAATTCACCAAAAGACAATGCGTGGTGGTGCAAACTTCCTAGTATGTTCTCCTGATATCGCAACAGTTCTCGAATCTATTCCAGGATATGCTGCTGACACTAACGGAGACAAAATGCAGTTTGCTATGGGTGTGCAAAAAGTAGGTCTATTGAATAGCCGCTTTACTGTGTACAAAAACCCATACATGACCAGCAACTTGATTTTGTTAGGTTACCGCGGATCTCAATTCCTTGAAACTGGTGCAGTATATGCTCCATATATTCCATTGATTATGACTCCGCTAGTATACGATCCTACCAACTTTACACCACGTAAAGGGGTAATGACTCGTTATGCTAAACAAATGGTGCGTCCAGAGTTTTATGGACTTATCAAAGTACATGGCTTGGACAGAGTTTAATCTGAACTAAAATAGTACGAAAGAAAGGGGTTAGAAATAACCCCTTTTCTTTTGTTCGTTCCGGTCTATTAAAAATACAACTAAGATATTTATATTAAATAAACGTCAATGGCAACGATTAATCAAGTTAAAACAGAAATTAAAAAAATTGTAAAAGAAGAGCTAAGTCATTTTTCTGAACCTAAACATCCAGATCACGAAGCAAAAATGGCTAAAGGTGAACTGCGTGATATGATCAAATTAGGAGCTGAATTGTATAATCAAATTGAAGAAGGCTCTGAATTACCTGGTTGGGTATCTGCATATATTACATTGGCTTCAGATTACATTCACAGCGTGCATCAGTACATGACCGAACAAAAATCTTAATTTATTTTTAAAAAGTTACATCATGGATCAAAAAGAAAAAATTCATAATGTTGAAAAACGGAAACCGAAAAATCCGATTAAATTCAATATTCAATTAAATGAAGAGCAGAAAACAGCCAAAGCTGAAATTTTAGCAAATACAGTTACGCTGTTGAAAGGTCAGGCAGGATCTGGTAAAACGCTATTAGCGTGTCAAGTTGCCTTAGATTTGTTTTTTACTCGAGAGATTGAAAAAATTATTATAACTCGACCAGTAGTAGCAGCTGCCGATGATATTGGATATTTGCCAGGAGATATGAAAGCAAAAATGGATCCATGGCTTGCTCCTATATATGCAAACTTGTACATGCTTTATAATAAAATTACTATTGATAAGATGATCGAGGCTCAAGACATTGAGATACTACCGATCGCTTTTGTACGGGGTAGAACATTTGTAAATTCGGCGGTGATTGTCGACGAAGCCCAGAATGTTAATAGCAACCAAACTGAAATGATTGTCGGCCGTTTAGGCTTGAATTCAAAAATGATTTTCTGTGGTGACACTGCACAAATCGACTTGCGAAATAAAAAAGAATCTGGAATTGATTTTTTTAAAATTTTAGAGTCAAGAGTTAAAGGAGTAAAAGTTATTTCGTTATTAAAAAATCATAGGCATCCTATAGTTCCGGAAATTTTAAATGTATATAAAGAATATTCTGCATAATGAATACACAACATTTTTTTCTTGAAAAATGTGCTGAATGGCAAAAACAATTTGATTTACTTAATGTATACACTGTTTCCAGACTAACAGAAGCAGTAAAGTCAGAAGCGCTTCGAATATTTGACTTTGACGATACGCTAGCAAAAGTTAAAGCTAATATATACGTGACAAATAATGGAAAAGAATTTATTCTTTCTCCTGCTGAATTTGCAGTATATTCACCTAAACCAGGCGACAGTTTCAACTTTCGAGATTTCAATGCCATTATCAAAAAAGCGGTGCCAATTCAAAAAAATATTAATTTATTAAAAACAGCCGCGGCAAATCCTAATACTCGCACAACTATATTAACGGCTAGATTACTTGCGTATCCAGTTAAACGATATTTGAAAAAAGAATTCAATTTAGATATTTACGTTGTAGCTTTAGGTACAGCAGATCCACAAAAAAAAGCAGATTATATTGAAAAGCAAATTCAAAAAGGATATACGGATATTGTATTCATTGACGATTCAATAAAAAATATAAATGCCGTCGCAAAACTCAAAAGTAAATATCCAGACGTAAATTTAGTTACCACTCATACAACAGAAGCAGAACACATAAAACTTTAAACTAATGATAAACACTGATAAACTAAAAGGTCATGTACCAGATGCAGTTTTAGCTCAAATTCCAGAAGCAGCTGCAAAATTCAACATTACAACGTCATTACGATTAGCTCATTTCCTAGCTCAATGCGGTCATGAGTCAGGCGGATTTAAATTGGTTACTGAAAATTTAAATTATTCCAAAGACGGTTTAACAAAAATATTTCCTAAATACTTTCCCGGAAATTTAGCTGAATCTTACGCTCGTCAACCTGAAAAAATAGGTTCTAGAGTTTATGCGAATAGAATGGGAAATGGCGATGAAGCGTCAAAAGAAGGATTTAAATTTTGTGGTCGCGGATACATTCAATTAACCGGAAAAGAAAATTACAGTAAATTTTCAAAATTCATCGGAGAAGATTGCATTGCCAATCCTAATTTAGTAGCTACAAAATATGCATTAGCTTCAGCAGCATTTTTCTTCAATTCAAATAATTTATGGGCGATTTGTGATAAAGGCGCGGATGATGCTACGGTAACTGCAGTAACTAAACGAGTGAATGGAGGAACTATTGGATTGGCAGATAGAATAAAACACTTCAAAGAATATTATTCACTGTTATCTTAATAAAAGATATTTATTAAAAAAGTATGGCAGCAGGAAAATACTCATTTACAATCGAGCAAGGTGCAACTTTTAATTTAGAAGTTCGATACAAAGACTCTGATAAAAATCCTATAGATTTAACAGGATATTCCGGCCGGATGCAAATAAAATCCGGATATGCTGATAACAGCCCTACTTTATACGCTACTTTAAGTAGTTCACTATTACCAGACGGAACTGGATTGAATTTTTCTGGGTCTGCCGGAACGTCTCCTACTGCATCTGGGTCAATTGGAATTTACATTTCTGCAGCTACATCTTCTTTGTTTACGTTTGATAAAGCATTTTACGATTTAGAATTATATTCTGGAACTACAGTTACTAGAATTTTAGAAGGTCAAATCAAGCTATCAAAAGAAGTAACTAGATGAAGATAATTGAAATAGTAACTTTAGGACCGCAAGGTATTCCAGGTACTTCTGGAACGTCAATATTTACAGAAGTATCTCCTGGGGTATATTCAGCGTCAGGTTCTATACAAGTGTCTGGATCATTTATTGTATCCGGGTCATCTACATTTATTAATATAGGCCCTACTATTTTATCTGGGTCTGTATTTGTGCGTGACAGCGTTACTGCAAACGCATTTACCGGTTCATTTTCCGGTTCATTTTTCGGAAACGGATCAGGGTTGACAAACATCAACGCTTCGTCAGTAGTTGGATTGAATTTGTCTCAAATTTCTTCCGGATCTATTTCAGCTTCTATATCGCCAAATTCTGAGTTGTTAGTTAACGCTCCAGTAACTGCTACGTCATTTACAGGCTCGTTATTTGGAACTGCTTCTTGGGCACAATACAGCTTAACAGCATCTTACGCTCTTAATTCACCGACAATTGATTCGTCTTCGTTTGTAACAAACTCTCAAACATCTAGTTTTGCTATTACCGGTTCAAATTCATTTATTGGAGACCAATCCATACTTGGAAATTTAGATGTTCAAGGCAATTTAACTGCACGTCAATACATTTTATCGTCATCTGTAATTTACATAACAGCTTCATTTAGCAGCGGAAGCACTGTATTTGGAAACAGTTTAGATGACACACATCAATTCACAGGATCACTTAATATTACAGGCTCTGCAGTATTAAATAATTTTTCGTTGGTAACTGCTGATCAAACCGGATCGTTTGTATTAAATAGCGTTACTTCATCAATGCTTTCTCCGTATGTTTCAACGTCAGTAACGTCTTCAATGTTGAGTCCTTACTTGTTAAACATGCTGACATCAAGTTTTGTAGTAAACTCTCAAACTTCAAGTTTTGTAACAAATTCCGTAACAGCTTCAATGTTGAGTCCTTACGTGTTAACGTCACTGACTTCATCAATGACTGTACTGTCGAGTAGTTTTGCTGTAACGTCTTCATACATAAACCCAACATTTATATCAGCATCAGCAGCAGCTTCTGGATTTGGCTCCGGCGGTGGTGGAAATACATTTCCATTTACCGGAGCAGCAATCATTACCGGATCGCTTTCTGTTACTGGCTCTTTTTCTGTTACAGATTCTGATGCTGTAATTAATTCTATTACAGTTGGACGCGGCTCGTCAAATATCGTCTCAAATACTGCAGTAGGAAATCAATCTTTACTTCAAAACACTACCGGATATCAAAACACTGCAGTAGGTTATCGATCTTTAGTTCAAAATACTACCGGATATCAAAACACTGCTCTAGGTTATCGATCTTTACTATACAACACTACCGGATATTTGAATACTGCTCTAGGTTATACATCTTTACTTCAAAATACTACCGGATATCAAAACACTGCTCTAGGAGCTGGATCTTTACGAGATACCACTACCGGATATCAAAACACTGCAGTAGGTCTTGCATCTTTACTTTCAAACACTACCGGATATCAAAACACTGCAGTAGGATTTGCATCTTTACAGAACAACACTACCGGATATCAAAACACTGCTCTAGGAGCTGCATCTTTACGAAATAACACTATTGGAAATTTTAATACTGGAGTAGGAATTGGCGCTTTAGGAACCAATACTACCACCGGTGGAAATACTGCTATTGGAGCTGCAGCTTTATATGCAAATACTGCTAATTATCCTAATACTGCGATAGGAGCATTTTCTTTACGATACAACACTACCGGATACAAAAACACTGCAGTAGGATTTAAATCTTTATATGCAAACACTTACGGCAATTACAATGTAGCAGTAGGACATTACTCTTTACTTTCAAATACTACCGGAAATCGAAACACTGCTCTAGGGACAAAGGCAATGTTTAATAATACTACCGGGAATTACAATACTGCAGTAGGCCGTCAATCTTTACAATACAATACTACCGGGTACAGAAACACTGCAGTAGGAAATGAATCTTTAGCCTCGAATGATACCGGTCATACCAATACTGCAATTGGATACGCTTCTTTACAATTAAATACTACCGGATATCAAAACACTGCAGTAGGAAATGTATCCTTAAAAAATAATACTACTGGAGTTCGAAATACTTCAATAGGTTTTAATACTTTATATTACAATACTATAGGATATAATAACACTGCAGTAGGTAATTCAGCTTTGAGATTTAACGTTTCCGGATCTAGTAACACTGCAGTTGGAAATTCGGCTTTAATAAGCAATACCGACGGCGACCTAAATATTGCAATTGGGGCCGCCGCTTTATCAAACAATACTACCGGGAAGAGAAATGTTGCTTTAGGAAATTTAACATTGAATTCGAACACTGATGGTAGAAGTAATACTGCAGTAGGATATAGATCGTTATTTAATAATAACCAAGCAAAATATAATTCCGCCTTAGGTGCTGGTACTGATTCATCTGACTATAATGGTTGTTTAATTTTAGGCTTCGGCGCCGTAGCTACGGCTAATTATCAGTTTGCATTAGGATCTTCAGCAACTCCACTCGGGCCGATCGCAACTGAAGCGTTATACTCTAATCGAACTTTAGAAATCAATTTAAACGGAAATTTATATAAAATATTGTTATACAAACCTTAAAAGTTATGGTAAAAAAAGTTTTCTTCAACGCATCACTGCCCAGGGCAGGTTCAACACTTCTACAAAATGTATTAATGCAAAATCCGGAAATTTACTCAACACCTACATCCGGAGTGATAGAATTTCTATTAAATGCTCGTACGGTATATTCTGTCGGTGACGCTTTCAAGGCTCAAGACGCAAAAGAAATGGAAAAAGGATTTCATGGATTTTGCCGAGAAGGATTGTATGGATTTTTCAGTTCAATAACAGATCGTCCATATGTAATTGATAAAAGCAGAGGCTGGTTAGGTAATTACCGATTTGCAAATTTCATAGAACCAAATCCGAAAATTATTGTAATGGTTCGAGATTTGCGAGCTATATTCGCTTCAATGGAAAAGAATTTTCGTAAAAATCCGCATAAAGACCCGCAAATCGTTAACGGTGTAGAACTTAAAAACGTTTCAACTGACTCGAGATTAATGCACTTTTCAGTAGCTCCTCCAATAGGACCTTCTATTGAATGGTTGTATGAAGTAATACATCAAGGCGTGGATCAAAACATTTTATTTATTCGATTTGAAGATTTTACTTCTAATCCAGATTTAGAAATTCAACGAGTTTATAATTATTTGGAAATACCCTATTATAAACATGATTTTGAAAATATCGAGCAACTCACCAATGAAAATGATGTAATACATGGAATTTTCGGAGACCATCAAATTCACAATAAAATTACAAAAATGCCTGAAGATTTTATTAATATATTAGGGTATCATAACTGTGACAAATTAAAACAACATTACAACTGGTATTTTAAAAAATTTAATTATCTATAAAACATGAACACTATCTTAGAAGAAAGAACACCAGAGCAAGTTCAACAATCAATTTCTGCTGCGTTTGATTCAGTTAATTTAATCAATCAAATTATTTTGCAAGCAGCGACAGAGCGAACGAAAAAAATAGTGACTCGTAACGAATCACATTTATCGTTGATGTTAACTAAAGATTGGTTTGCTGAAGGACTTACGCCTACACAAAAAACAGACATCGAAGCCTGCATTGCAGCTGCTAAAGCGTATGTAGCTCAATAATAATATCGAACGTTCGATATTTATTATAAATGAGTGTAAATAATACAGTTAACGATCAATCTACATTCAATTACATAACAATTGTCAATCCTGACAGTTGCCGAGAAACGGTTGAAGTATCACAACCTTTAGTAAATGTAATTGAAGTAGCTACTGTAGGCCCTGCAGGTGCCACTGGCGTAGCTGGACCGATTGGAAGTTCGCAACCATTTTCAAATGTCAATAGTAGCGTATGGGCTACAACATCATCAATTCAAATAACCGGGTCGTTAACTGTATCCGGTTCATCTACATTTACCAATATTGGATTAGCTGTATTTACAGGATCTGTTGTAGTAAATGGATATTCTGTAATTACTTCAAACGACACCGGATCGTTTTTAGTTTCTAACTCATTTAACAGTTTTTCATCTTCATACTACACCGACAGCGGGTCTGTATCAAATCGATTAACTAATTTAGAACTGTTTAGTAGCTCGCTAGACTCTACATTTGCTACAGACTCGCAATTAAATTCAGCTACTGCTAGCTTAAGCAGTTCAATATCCAACTTAAATGCAAGTTTTCACACATTTAGTGGTTCATATAATACAGGCTCATTTACTGGCTCTTTTACAGGCGATGGTTCGCAATTAACTGGAATTGTAAGTAGTAAATGGTCTGGAAGTAATCCAATCACTCGAGCAAGTGATGTAGAAATAACTGGTAGTTTAACAGTAACTCAAGGAATTACGGGATCGTTATTTGGAACTGCTTCTTTAGCTATCAATGCTGCAACAGCTTCATACATAAACCCAACATTTATATCAGCATCAGCAGCAGCTTCTGGATTTGGCTCCGGTGGTAGTAGTGGAATTACTATTGGTACAACTACTATTACAGGAGGAACGTCAGGTCGTATTCCATTTAATAATAGTGGTGTGTATGGTGAAAGTGGTGAGTTGACATTTAATAATGTTACCGCTTATGTTTTGAGTGGCAACACTTTGGCAATTGGAAGAGGAGCATCTGGGTTACAAGCACCACTTGCAGCAAGGATTTCAAACCTTGCGGCAGCACATACTTTAGCAATTTCAGGTAATGGAATTATGAATTGCGGTAATATTGGATTTTGGGACGACAACTTGGTTACGCAACGAGATATGAGTTTAAGCTATCTTAGCAACCTATACATCAACAACTTCTTTACAAATCGGGCAATATTCACTACAACTACGCTGCAATTATTAACTTTAAATTTGTCGGTATTAAATTCAGGTACCGCAACGGCAAAAATACATATTGGAGCCGGGAGTGCCTTTGCAAATACTGCACCTTTAAAATTCACTTCAGGTTCAAACTTAACCACTCCTGAGAATGGAGCGATGGAATACAACGGAACTAACCTTTTCTTCACGCGAACTGGTGCAGTTCGTGAAAATGTCCTAACTACACCTACGGTTCATACCGTATCACCTACATCTCCAAA